TGCATCGGTCGGTAGGCTACCGCTGACGGAACAGCGGGTTAAAGCTGATACTTAAAGTATCATTCCAACAATTATCTATGCGACTTCATGTCGCACCCACGGCGTGTCGAGGTGATGGATTGCCACCGCCCTGCGCTGGGCGTTCACACCCGTGCCGAGCATACTCGTCGAACCGAACAACACACGCACATGCCCCTCGTTCATCGCCTCTATCACCGCCTTCCGTGCCTTCTCGTTCTTGCACTCCTGAATGAAGCGGATTTCATGGGCGGGGATGCCGTAGTCCTCCACCAGTTTGCGCTTGATTTCGGTGTACACGCTCCAGCCACCTCCGGGCTGATACGTGCCCAAATCCGAAAAAACAAACTGCGTCCCTTTTTGCGCGTCGTACTTGCGGTAATACTCCGCTATCGTCTTGGCGCAATGGCTCGCCTTGTTGTCCGGGTGGTCTTCGTAATTCGGGTCAATCATGCGCATGTCCAATGCCATTTTCCGTGCATAGTCCGTGGCGATGAGCATCTTCGCCTTTTCCTCCGTTTCCGAGAGCGGCGGTCTGCCCAATATCGTCGCGTCGCCCGACTTGGCGAACTGCATCAGCTTCCCGATAAACACCTCTTGGTCCGGGGTGGGCGGTATGTGGTGCAGTATCTCGTTCTTCTTCGGACGGTCCACGCCAATGTCCTCCGCCGTGCGGTAGTCGGTTATCTCGTTGTAGAACGCCGCCAGCTCCGGCACCTTGATGAAATAGCGGAAGCGTTCCTTCTGCACGATGTTGTTCGTCACGTTGAACTCGAAGTCGGTGGTCTTTTTAGCGAATATCGCCGCCCATGCGTCGAAGCAGCGGATGTCCTGTTTCTCCAGCGCCTTCGGGCGCAGGTACTTGAACAGCAGGTATAACTCCGTGAGGCTGTTGGAAATAGTAGTTCCAGACAAAAATGTCGCCCCCAAGTCCCTGCCCGTCCTCTCCTGTATGGTGCGGATGGCGAACAGCAGGTTCAACGCCTTCTGGCTTCCTTCGGAGTTGCCCAGCCCCGCCACACGGTCGTGACGGGTGTTGAACGTCAGGTTCTTGAACTGGTGGCTCTCATCGACAAAGAGGTGGTCGATGCCCATCTGCTTGAAGTCCACCACATCGTCCGTGCGTGACTTGATGGCGTGTTCCACCTTTTCGAGCTTCGCCTGAAGGTTGATTTTTCTTTTCTCCAGCCCCCTCAGCATGGCGCGTGACACGTCCTTGCCCTGATTGCGCAGCACTTCGAGGTTTTCCTCCACCGAGTCCAGCTCTTCCTGCAAGATGCGCTGCTGCAACTCCGGCGACTGCGGTATCTTGCAGAACTGGTCGTGCGACATGATGATGCAATCCCAGTCGTTGTTCTTGATGTCGTTGAAGAAGCGCACACGGTTGGCTGCCGTAAAGTCTTTTTCCGAGGCATAGAGTATTTTCGCGTTGGGATAAGCCTTGCGGTAGGTCTCGGCAATCTCGCGCACGTTGGCTTTCAGCCCGATAATCATCGGCTTGTGAACCAGCCCCAGACGCTTCATCTCATAGGATGCGACACACATTATCAGCGTCTTGCCGCCGCCCACTTCCTGGTCGGCGATACCGCCGATGTTCAATTTCAGCATCCATACGCAGTCCTTCTGCGAAGGATACAAGTCCTTTATCCCCAAGCCTTTCAGGTCCAAGTCCGGGAACTTCTGGTGTGAGCCGTCGTACTTCGGGCGCACGAAGCAGTTGAATTTGTTGTTGTACATGTCCGTCAGCCGCTTCTTGAACTCCGGCGACTGTTCCTCCAGCCACTCGGTGAAGCCGCCCCGGATTTCATCAATCTTCGCGTTGGCGAGCTGTATGCCCTCGCTGTCGCGCACCTTGATGTCATTGCCGTGCTCGTCCTTGCCGATGCTTTTCATCATGTCCGGGCAGGTGTTGTGTAGGGCGTGCTTCAGGAGGTTCATGCCGTCGTAGTGGCGGTAATAGCCCTTCACCAGAAACTCGTCCGTGATTTTCATTGTCTTGTGGCTGCACGCCACCGCATACTCGTCGATGTTTTCCGAATAGGTTATCCGCACCTCCGTGTCGAACAGGCGGCTCATGTAGGCGGAATACACCCCGGTGGGTATCCACCGTTCCCCGAAGTTGAAGTCCAAGTCCTCGAAGGGGATTTGTTCGGGTATGCTTTCGCGCAATGCCGCCAATGACTCCTGCGCCTGCGGCAGCATCCCATGCCCTTCATTTTCCTTTATCCAGTCTTCCACGTCGGCGGTCTTCTGCACCACGTTCCCGGCGATGAAGCGGTCGGCTATCTCGTAACCGTCCGCCAGCGGGTTGTAGAACACCCGTCCCTTCAACGTTTCCAAGATGTCCGTTTGCGGCAGGTCGCAAAGGGATTCCATGTAGGGCAGGTTCACGCCGCCGTACCGGTTCAGCGAGGCAGACAGGGCTTCTTCGGGCGATTCCACCTCGACAAGCGTTTCCTGCGAGAAGGCGACGGGGTGGTCGAAGATGTCCGCCTTGACGAACTGCCCGTTCTCGCCGCGCTCCAGCGAGAGCATGTTGCGCCCCGAAGCGTCCATCAGGATGAGCTTGGCGTTGTGCTTGGCGTTCAGGTTGCCGTAGCGCATGACAAACTCGTCATAGTAGGTGTTCAGGTTGCGGCGCAGCAGGGCGTTCTCCTCATGGTTTTCCGCTTCATGGGCGTAGAGCCGCTCGTAGGTGTTGCGCAGGTCGATGTAGAGCTGTGCCTTCTGCGCCTGCATCCCCTCCATGTCGAGCGGCTGGAATGTTGCCCCGTACTTGGTGACATCCTTCAGCACCCCGATTTGGAAGCGGACACCGCCGGTATGTTCCCATACCAGCGAGCCTTCCTTCAGGTGCGGCTCCATAATGCCCTTGAACGGACGGGGCGTCATCGCTTCCTCCTTCCTGCGCTGCCGCTCTTCCGGTGTCAGGGCTGCTTCCTCCTCCCGCATCTCCCTTTCCACACGCTCAATCCGTCTTCTTCCCTCTGCCTCAAATCCGTTCTCTACCGGATAGACCGGGCGCACGGACGAGGATTGTTCCGTTTCCCTCGCCTGTACCTTTTCTTTTTTCGTCTCCGACAGCCCTGCCGTTTGCTTGGCGGCATTGGCATCCATCTTTTCCTTTCCCATCCGGCGCAGTTCGGCACGCCTTTCGGGTGTGAGTGACATCATCATCTCATAGAATCCGTTGATGGGAGGGTTGGTTTCCCAGTCCAGACTGCGGTAAACGGCATCTTCCGGGTCATCGTCTATGGTCGGTTTCGGGGCAGGCTGTTCAGGCTTCGGCTGCTCCGCCTTCTCCTGTTTCACCTCCATCTGTTTCAACTCTGACGGGGAGAACAGCGACTGTTCCGGTTGCTTCCTGCGTCTGGACTTCGCTCCTTTCTTCCTATCCGGTTTCAGTCCCCGTTCCGCCAATCTGCGCTCCTCCTGCGTGTAGCCGAACAGGTCATACAAGTCCATGACTGGAGCCTCGGGCTGTTTCGTCTCCGTCTGTTCACCCGTATCCGTCAGGGCATTTTCTCTTTTTACCTCTGTACCCTGCTCGGCAGCAGTTTTGATGTTATTTTCTCTTTTCACCTCCGCTTCCACAAGCCGCACGATAACCGCCTGCCTTGTTTCCTGCCTTTCACTCTTGAAACCGTTGTAGCGTTCCAAGTCCAGCCGTGCCGACAGGTCTTCCGACAGCATCCTGTACAAATCCATTGCAATGCCCTCCACGCCGCCGCTGTGCGTGTACACCATAGCCGGCTTGCCGTAAGGGTCAGTATCCCTTTTCGCGTCGGTATGGATGATACGTTCCTGGTGGTCAAGAATATACCCGTTGGTGACAATGTTCGTATGGTCGTTCTTTACGACATTGCCCAACCTCTTATCCTCTTCGGAAACCTCTTTCTTGCTTTCATTCTTTTGCAGGATTATCAGGTCGCATCCCACCTCCGTGTTGGCATCTTCCGTGAACAGGTTGTTCGGCAGGCGGATGGCGGACACTAAATCCGCCTGCATCATCATCTTGTAGCGTGCACTCACGTTACTTTCCGTATTCAGCACCCCTTGCGAGGTGATGAACGCCACGATACCGCCGTCACGCACAGCGTCCAGCCCTTTCAGGAAAAAATACGTATGCACCTTCCTTGCCGCTATTCTCCGCAATGTCGAGCCGTTCTCGAACTCCGGGTCGAACACGGCAATATCTCCAAATGGTATATTGGAAATCGCGAGGTCAAACCGGTTCAGGAAAGGCTTTTCTATCTTCTCGAAGCCTTCCGTGCGTATCTTCTGCTGCGGGTACAGGTGTCCGAGCATCTTGCCCGTCAGCAGGTCTTTCTCGAAAGCCATCACGTCCGCCTGCGGATTGTTTGACAATACCGGGGCGATGAACGCGCCCATGCCCGCCGACGGCTCCAGCACGAGCTTCGGTCGCACCTTCTTGTCGTGGAGCACGTCCGCTATGGTGTCGGCGACCGCCTGCGGCGTGTAGAACGCTGTCAGTACCGATGCTTTCAGCGAGTCCACATACCGCTTGTACTCCGTTTCGTCCCTGCTGTTTTCCCTGATGATACGGTGCAGTTCCACCGTCGGGGCGAACAGTTCGAGGTCGGATTTCGCCCAGTGCACGGCATCTGCCAGTTCCCTTGCCGGGTTCAGGATGCACTTCAGCCCTCCGAAGCCGCAGTACCGCTCCAGCAGCGCACGTTCCCTTTCCGTCGGGGTGCGCCGTTCCCGGTCCAGCGTGAACGCCGTGCGTACCGCCTCGATGTTGTCCCTCAGTTTCTGTTTCCTATTGAACGCCATAGGACTCCAGATAAAGCATGACGGTTCCGACCAGCTCCGTGTAGAGCAGGTCATGCGCGGGTGACAGGGCGAAGGTGTCATCCGACGTGTCGTAACCGGCAAACAGGTTGTTCAGGTAGGGGTAGAGCCTGTGGCAGAACGGTTCACGCTCCTGTTCCGCCACCTCGTCGGCAAACTCCCTCTCCACGACTTCCGTCAGCAGGGCGTAGGGAGAGAAGTGCAGCCCTTCGAGCAGTACGCGCATGGCTTCCTCGTGGGCGTCCTCCACCGTACTGCCCGTCAGCCTTTCCTTCTCGAAGGTGGCGGTGGCGGCTTCTTCGCGTCCGGCAATGAAACCGGTATCCGATACTTTGTCAGGATGGTATTTTCTCAGATAGTCCAGCAGGTACAGCCCGTAATAGGACAGTTCCGCCGGAAGGGTTTTCTTGTTCTGTTTCATCTTTTTATGGATTTAGTGGATAAATGATTATGGATATGTCCGTTTACCGGCTTGTTCAGCCCTTGTTGGAAAGAAAGAAAAAAGGCACCCGGTATCCCTCCGAGTGCCGCCACTAAATCCACAGTAAATAACGAGTATCAACGAGTTGAAACAGATTATGAACAGTGAATCAGTGGCAAAATTACGCATTTATTTTCTACCTCCCTTCCTGTTAGTGGATTTTCTTGCTGATTTATTCTCAGGGAACACGAATTTCGTGTTGAAATCCGCGTCGAATGTGACCATCGCGCTGAACGGCTTGCCCTGCTTGCTCTTGAAACCGCCGAGGATGCCCGTCTTTCCGTTTGCCAGCAGGCCGGTCATTTCCGTCTCGGTGAGCGTCCTGCCCGCTATCTGGCGGAATACCGGGAGGGCGCAGTCCGGGTTGTCGCAGCGCACCACCTTATCGTAGAACTGCATCGTGCCCGTGCCGCACTTGGGGCAGGCACAGCCCGATGCCTTGTGCCCGAACAGCTTGTCCGAGGCAAGCAGTTCCGTAGTGATTTTCCGGGTGTAGTCCTCGATGTCGCGGATGAAAGCCTCGTGCGGCGTCCTGCCTTTTTCTATCTCCGCCAGTTCCGCCTCCCAGCGTCCCGTCATCTCCACATCGGCGATGTCCATGCCTCTGACAATGGAATATAGGGCGAGTCCTTTCTCCGTCGGCACGAGCGACTTCTTCACGCGCACTATGTACTCCCTTTTGAGCAGGGTCTCGATGATGGCGGCACGGGTGGCTGGCGTGCCGATGCCGCAGTCCTTCAGAGCTTGGCGTACTTCCTCGTCCTCCACGCCCTCGCGTCCGGCGGTCTCCATCGCCGCCAGCAGGGAGCTTTCGGTGTGCAGCGGCTTGGGGCGCGTCATGCCCGAACTTATCGAACAGCCGTTCATTGCCAGCGTGTCGCCTTCCTTCCAATCGGGCAGCACCGTGTCCTCCTTGTCCTCGCCATAGACCGACCGCCAGCCCGCCTTGCGCACGATGAAGCCTTTCGCCTCGAACACCACGCCCTCGCATTCCGACCGGACGGTGGTCGTGTCCTTGACGCACTCCGGGGAGAACGCTTCCACCATGCGCCCCACAATCATGTCGTAGATAAGCTGCTCGTCCTTGTAAAGTGCCAGCGGACGGTTGGGCGTCACCAGCAGGGCATGGTGGTCGGTCACTTTCGAAGCATCCACGCTGCGGCGGTTCAGCTTGCCCATATTCCTGATTTTATCAGCGAAGGATGAATGGCTTGCCAACCTTTCAAGCAGCATGGGCACTTCATCAAACACGTCCTCCGGGATGTAGCGGCTCGACGTTCTCGGATAGGTGACGAGCTTCGCCTCATAGAGCTTCTGCACGAGGGCAAGCGTCTGTTCCGCCGTGAAGCCGTGCTTCGTGTTCGCTTCCCTTTGCAGCGTGGTCAGGTCATATAGTAATGGAGGGTTCTCCACCTTTTCCTTCTTTTCGACTTTGGTAATGGTTGCCGCCATTTGTGCCTTTACCTTATTATATAATGTGGCGGCTTCCTCCTTGTCCTTCCATTTCTCCACCGAGGCGAACTTCACGACCTCATTCACGCTTACCGACGGCGTGGTGAAGTGGAGCTGGTGTACCGGTTCAGGCTGGAAACGCTTGTTCTCCCAGAAACGCTGGCAGACCATCGCCAGCGTGGGTGTCTGCACCCGTCCAACGGAATACGTGCCGCGCCCGGCGGCTACCGACAACGCCTGTGTGCCGTTGATGCCCACCAGCCAGTCGGCTTCGCTGCGGGCTTTGGCGGCGAAATAGAAGTTGTCATACTCGCGCCCGTCCTTCAATTCTTTCAGCCCCTTGCGGATGGCGGTGTCGGTTAGCGAGCTTATCCACAGCCTTTGGAACGGCAGGGTGCACCCGATATAAGCATACAGGTACCTGAATATCAACTCACCTTCACGGGCGCAGTCGGTCGCCACGATGATGCCGTCGCTCTCGTTCCACAATTTTGTTATCACCTTGATTTGCTTCACAGCCGCCGCGTCTGCTTTGTAGCCCTTGTCCGTCTTCACCTGACGGGGAATCAACTCGAACCTTTCGGGAATGACGGGCAGGCTGTCGCGCCGGAAGCCCTTGATGCCGTACCCGTCGGGCAGGGCAAGCTGCACCAGATGCCCCAACGCCCATGTCACGTGGTAGCCGTTCCCGGTGAAATACCCTTCTTCTCTTTTCATCGTGCCGACTATCCGTGCTATCTCACGGGCGACACTCGGTTTTTCTGCCAATATGGTAATCATGTCTTTCTCTGTTTTTAATCGTTGATACTTTTTTCTTTTGGCTAAGGATGAAACGGGTCACAGGATGGCTGTGATGCCCGTTTCAATTCCTCGTCATTCTTGGATGGATTTAGTGGCGGCAATCAGGACACCTTCATGCCTTTGGATTTCTTCGTCTGCTGCTTCTGCTGCGTTTCGTCCTTCGGGGCGGTCTGACCTTGCTGCAACGGCTCTTTCAAGTGCTTCGTGGCCTCGTTGGTCTTGCCCTCGTTGTTCACGGCGAGTTGCGTCCGGCTCTCGTTGGACGGGGCGACGGTCTGCGCGAGGTCGGGGTTCTGCGAGTATGTCAACGGACGGCCTTTCTCATGGCTGAATTTCAGGTACTTCGTGCAGGGCTGCCCTTGGTCGTCCTTCGCACCCACGAGCACCACCGTCTTGCCTGCCACGTAGTCGGCTTTCTGCTGGTCGGTGAAAATGTTTTCTTTCCATTTTCCTATCGGGCGGATGCTCCCGTCTTCATTCGTCCATGAGCGACGTTTCCCCTTATCTTTATTTTCCTGCTTCTGCCCTTGCGCGTCGGGGGTGTTCTGCGCTTTGCCTTGACCGTTTCCTTGACGCTGGGATTGTTGTTGCCTCGGCTGTCCCGGCACGAACTCCACGTCGCGTTTGTCAGCGTTCACCTGCAACAAGGCTGGGAATTTGCGCCCGTTGGATAGCGTCACTTCCTTGGGCAAGAGCAGTCCGGCACGGAGGATGTCCTGTTCCTCCCTTGACAGGTTAGTCTGCCCGATTTTGTTCGGGATGCGCACCTTGTCGGCTGGAATGTCCACGACTTCATTCGTCAGGCGGTCGATGCTGATGTAGTGAGGCTTGATTTCACCAGTCTTCTCATTGGCGAAGTTGATGAGCTTGCCGAGGTTGCCCGTGCGTTTCAATGTTTTCTTGTCCTCATCGGTAAACGTGTAACCTCTGTGCGGGATGTCAAGACGCGGCTCGTTTCGGATGAAGTGGGGTGTCAGTTTCAGCTTGCCGCCCTCCGCCTTTTGAAATGAAAGGCGGGCTTGCAAGCTATATGTTACATCGCCGAGGGTTGGGGTTACGTCCACCAGCCCCGTCTTTCCGTAGTTCATCAGGGCTTTCAGGTCTTTCTCCGAAAGCTGCTCTTTGTCGATGCCGCACTTTCGCAGTTCCTCCCAGTCCACGTCGCCGTCCGCTATCAGGTTCGGCTTCTCCGGCTTCTGTTGCGCCGTTGTTTCCTGCGTTTCAGCCGCCTGTGGCTGCTGCACGTCTTTTTCTTGTTTCAGTTCTTCTGTCTTTTCCATTTCTTCTGTCTTTTTAATGTGTTCGTTGTCATTGCTTTTTTGTTTCACATCCTCTGTTTCTACTTGTTGTTGGTACTTGTCGGTATCCACCTTGTGCGCCGCAAGTATCTCCGCGTTCGCCACCGGGTCTTTCAGCAAGTCCATGATGACTGGCAGCACCGCATCCACCGTGTCCGCCGCCACCCGGTAGAAACCGAAGCGTGTCGGCTCCTTGCACTGGCGGTAGAAGTTCTTGAAGAAATTGTCTATCAAGTCCCCGTGGCGGTCGAAGCGCAGGAAGTCCTGCGAGTGTTCCGGCTTCGCGGGCTTCGTCTTGGGGTAGCCCTTGCCGTCCAGCCCGGCGACCACGCTGATCTCGCCCGTCTTCTCGTCGCGGACGACCAGCACGTCCCCTTGCTTTTTCTTTTTCTGTTCCATTTTTCGATGTTTTTAAATGGGTTGTTAAAATCACAGCTTGCGCCATTCGTCTATTTCCTTCTCATATACCTCCAAGTGGCGGCGGACGATGTTTTCCGTAAGCCCGGAAACGCTCATTTTCCGCTCACCGAACAGCCGGACTATCCGGTCCAGCCTGTCACGGGTCTCTTTACTGAGGAATACCGGCTTGCGGTCTTCTATGGCTGGTACAGGCAGGTATATCCGCCTGTAATCCGCCAAGGCTTCCTTGCAGGTTGCCAAACTTGATTTCTGTTCTCTTTTTTCAGCCGCCGTGGCCATGTGTTCTTTTTCGGTTGCCATAATCTTTACTTTTACTTTTTAGGTGAATACTTCTTGTTGCCCGGCCTTTTGCCGGATTTGTTCTTTGGGTCTTCCATGCCGGGTTGCTCTTTCATGCGGAGCACCTTGGTGCCGCCTTGCAGCACTTCCTCCATGTTCTCGCTGATGAACTCCAGCACGTCCGATTCCTTGTAATAGGTCTTGTGGCCTATCCGCTGGTAGCGGAGCCTGAACTTGCTGCGGAAACGTTGCAGCGACCGTTTGCTTGTCCTCAGCATCTCGCACAGGTCCTGGTTGTCGTACAACCGTTCCCCGTCCAGGTACTTTACTCCGGCGGCGTCCTTGTTCACCAGTACCGAGATGATCCGGTCCTGACGGTCGAAGCGTTCCATGATGCGACCCATCCATTCCTCGAAGGTGTCCTGCCCGACCATGCCCTCTTTCACTTTCGGGATGTTCTCCCTTTTGAGGATTTCCCCGGCCTGTCTGCCGGAACTTTCCGCCGCTTCCACGGCGGGATGCTTTTTCTTGTTCTCTGTATCCATATCATTCCTTGTTGATGATTACGCTGCAAAAATCGGTATTGCGCAAGAGGTGTTTTCCATAGTCGTTACCGAGTCGGCAATGATTTTTTTTGAAAAGTCTCGTCCGGCAGGTCTGAAAAAGGCTTTCATGCCGCTGTTTCCATCCATCAAGGTACATTGGATGTCTTACCTTACCATATTATATATAGGGGCGGGGCAGGAACCAGAATAGAAATGATGGGGAGGTAGATGTACCCGAAGAACGCCAACGGCTGCCACGACAACGCCAAATGCTGCCACGCATGAAGCTAGTGGTGGACTCTGCCCGTAATTCCGTTTACTTTGCGGCGTAATCACAATTAAACGGTAATCTTATGGAAAATGTAATCGTAATCGAGCAGAAGACTTTCGAGGAAATGATGTCGCGTTTCAACCGGCTGGCCGCATTGGTGGACCGGTTCTGCCGCAAGGCGGAGGAGAAACGCCTCAGTGAATGGCTGGACAGCACGGAGGTGTGCCAGATCCTGCAAATCAGCCCGCGCACCCTCCAGACGTTGCGGGACAACGGCACGCTGGCCTATTCACAGATTGTGCGTAAAATGTTCTACCGGGCGGAGGACGTGCGGCGCATCGTGCCGCTGGTGGAAGAACGCCGCAGCCTGGCGGCCTCGAAGGGAAGAACTATCTGAGAGAAGTAGAATTAATGTATCACTTAAATGAAGCAAGTCTATGAATGAACTGATGACAAGGGAAAGCGGGCAGATGGCCGCACTGTTCAGGATGCTGGAGCACGCACTGGACCACATCGAGGTATTGACCGAAAACTACCGCCCGGTATTGGGCGGGGAACGCTACCTGACGGACCGGGAGGTGGCCAAACTGTTGAAGACCTGCCGCCGGACGTTGCAGGAATACCGCGATGCGGGACGGATGCCCTATATCCAGTTGGGCGGGAAAATCCTGTACCGGGAATCGGACATCGAGCGGCTGCTGGTAGAGGGCTATCGGGAGGCATTCCGCAGCGGGAACTGAGAAAGCTGTGGGGTAGCGGCGGAAACCGTGTACGCATTGAAAAGTGGACCATCCTTAAGGCGAACCACCTGCACAAAAGCGGCGCATCATAAGAGGAAAAAACCTCCCACGATGCGCCGCTTCATTGTATATATGGGCTGTTAAACAGCGAAAGTCCTTTGCGGTCAGTTCCGCACCGTTGGCGGGTGCGGGCCGAGCGGAAGGATAAACAGGCGGGGCGTATCCCGTCTGCCGTGGCGGGTGAATTTCCCGATGACCTGTTCACGCAGCCGCTTTGCCCCGCAGGTGTGAAGACGGAAAGCAAGGGAAATGACCATCGGGAGGCCATACAGCACGTCCATTCCGTAGCCGTCCGGCCGGCGGACACGTTGTTCTGTCTCGCCGGGATTCAAGATACCGCTTTTGTACACGGCCCTTATCGCCGCCCGGAGCGTGGGGGCGACCACACCGAACAGTTCTAACAGTTCCCCTTCGTCCATCCAGATGGCCGTTGCGGGAACATCCGGCACGCGGAGTGTGCCGTGTTCGTCCAAAGTGATAATGTGACGTTCCATGATTTCTGACTTTTTTGTTATTCATCCATTGACATTTCGTTCCGGTTGTTGCGCCGTTCCATCAGGCGGTCCATGTCCTTTGATATTTTGCAGTCGGTGATCTGCGCATAGATTTGGGTACTGTTGATGTCGGCATGGCCCATCATTTTCGCCGCGCTTTCTATTGAAATGCCCTCGGAAACCAGAAGAGTGCCGAAGGTGTGCCTTGCGGCATGATGGGAAAGATTTTTCTTGATGCCCAGCATGACACCCAGCCCGTGGATGTCGTACCAAAGGATGTCGCGTTTGGGCAGGGGGAACACGGGACGTGTATCGTCCGTGGTGTTGTACAGTTCAATAATCCGCCGCGCAGCTGGGTGCAGGGGGACGAATGTTTCCACCTCGGTCTTTTCCCTCGGCTTGCGGATATAGAGCCTGCCCTCCGAGGTCTTTCCGATGTGACGGGGGTACAGGTTATACACGTCCGCGTACGCCAGACCGGTCAGTGAGGAGAAGATGAACATGCGACGGGCCAGCTCCACCTTGGGATCTGGCATCGGCGTGGCCATGAGGCGTTTCAGTTCGCTGCGACTGATGTGGCGCATCTTGGGCGGGTCTTTTTTCTCATAGTGCACGTCCTCCAAAGGGTTACATCGGAGCACGCCCTCATCCACCGCGATGTAGATAAGCCGGTTCAGCCAGCACAGGCAGTGGTTCACATGCCCGGAGGCATAACCCAGTTCTTTTTTCAGGAACAGTTTGAATGAATGCCCGAATTCCTCCGTGATGTCGGAAAAGGCGATATCTTCCAGGCCACGGGACTGGAGGAACTGTTTCAGGTTGAGCTGCGTGGTCTTCGACTGCCGGAAAGTGGAAGTCGAATGGATTTGTTCGGCACGCAGCCTGAGCCGTTCCCGTTCCGCCTCGCCGCCTTTGAGAAGGGTCTGGGGAATGGTCGCCACACCCGTCACGGCGTTTTTCAGCAGTTCGGCGCTGACCGCGCCCTGTTCTTTCAGAAGGCGGTCATAAGCCCGCTCCAGATTCAGACGGAACTCCGCCAGACGGTTGTTCTCGCGGGGCTGGCGGATTGTTCCCGTCCGACTGTCCCATTCCTCCGGACGGCAAAAGATGCCGGTCGTAATGAGGATGCTCTTGCCGTCGATGGATACACGGCAAAGGACGGCGGTCGTGCCGTCGGACTTGATTCTTTTCCTATTGATATAGGGCAAAATTTTGAAAGTGCTACGCATAATGGTTCTTTTTTGTTTTATATATTTCATTCCCGCTTCTACGACTCATAAGACCAGTTCAAGGTCTTTGGTCGCCTCAATGAAGCGGTCCATGTCCTCGAACAGCTTTTTCGGAGTGACTCGGGCATAGATTTGGGTCGTTTTTATATTGTTATGTCCCAGCATCTTACTGATGGTTTCGATGGGTACGCCCTCTTCGAGCGTGACAAGCGAGGCAAACGAGTGCCTTCCCATATGGTAGACGAGTTCGGTCGTCAGTCCGGCCAGCACGCGCAGGATTTTCATGTTCGCCCGGAGCGTGCTGTACAGCTGGTTGGGGAACAGGGTCTCCCGTGAATCGTCCCGGTATTTCTCTATCAGGGTAATGGCTTCGGGCAACAGCTTGACACGTGCTTTCAGTTCGTTCTTCTTCCGGTGGTATTTCAGCCACAGGTGGCCCTCGTCGTCGGTGAAGAGGTTCTCGCGGGTGATGGAAACGGTGTCCGCGTAGGCCGTGCCGACGTAGCAGGCAAACAGGAAGAGGTCTCTCGTGAGGACAAGCGAGCGGCGCTTGTCCGGGATTTCCAGGTCACGCAGCTTCTCGAAGTCTTCGCGGCTCAATGCCTTCGGGGTGGTTTCCTTCTGCTTGGGTATCTTGAAGTGCTGGAAATGGTACCGCTCGGAGAGGCCCTCCTTGTAGGCAATCCGGCAGATCCGTTTCAACAGAGCCAGGTGGTGCCGAGAGGTCTGGTTGGAATACCCGCATTTCACTTCGATGTAGGACTGGTATTCCCGGATGAACTGTTCGTTCAACGCGCCGAAAGCGATGTCCTTCACCTTGTACTTTTTCTTGACAAACTCGCCGAGCGTCTTCCGCGCATAATGGTAGGTGCTCATGGAGGACGCGCAGACATCAATGCCGATGCGCTCCCTCGTTTCTTCGATGTGACGGTCGAACAACCGGAGCAGGGTCATTTGGGTTTCCATGCTTCCCTGGAAGAGGTTCCTCACGTCCGCAGCGCCGAAATCGCGTTTCCGTTCCTGCAATTCATTGAACGCCGCATGGATGGCCAGCAGCAATTTTTCAATTTTCGCATTGGTCTCCACCGCCTCGCGGCTCTTTCCTTCCAGGCGGTTTTCACGCACGTTCCACAGCTTGGGCGTGCACGAGAGCTTGGTGCTGAACTGTGCCACCGTCCGGTTCAATGTGATGCGCCCCATGATGGGGGCTTTGCCCGACTTGTCGGGTTCGGTCTTCTTCAAAAACAGCAAGACCTTGAATTTCTCAATTTTCATACGCCTACATTTTTTGTTCGCAAAGTTAGTATGGATGTAAGCGTTCATCGCTACGCAAAATGCTGATTATCATAGAAAAGCAATCCGTAGGACAACTTTTTTCAATTCACCGGTTAACACGTCCGGTTTCCGAAACAACCCGTTAACGGTTAAGAAACGGAACCAACTCAGCATTCCTCCAAAAGCCGTTTCCAAAAGGTACGCCATACAATGAAAAACAGCTCATTCCTAACAAATTAGGTTTCTGGCGCGCTATTCTGTTTTATACTGCTATGCTAATGATTTCCCATGTTGGACGGCACAGTTTCGCATCGCTCGTTACGCTCGAAGAAGGTGTTCCAATAGAGACTATCAGCAAAATGCTTGGTCACAACAACATTCAGACCACGCAAATCTATGCACGTGTCACCCCGAAAAAGCTATTTGAGGATATGGACAAGTTCATCGAAGCTAACAAGGACTTCAAGTTTGTCCTGTAATATTATCACAAAATAAGAAAGGAACATAACAATGAGAAGTACATACAAGCAGTTTTATTATATCAACCGTGGCAGAGTAAAGGCAGACGGAACCACATCTATATTTTGCCGTATCACGATTGACGGCAAAGTGTCAGCCATAGCAACAGGTCTTTACTGTGCTCCCGAAGAATGGGACACGAAAAAAGGTGAAGCCAAGAATGCAAGAGTGAACGGACAACTGCAAGCGTTCAGACTAAGAATTGACGAAGCCTACGAGCAGGCAACAAAGGAAAAGGGCATCGTTACCGCCGAGATTCTGAAGAATGTTATTGTTGATGCAAATACTATCCCGATGACATTGCTTGCCACTGGCGAGGAGGAGCGTGAACGCCTTAGGCTGCGCTCCATCCGTATTAACTCAACATCTTCTTATCGCCAATCTAAGACATCGCAGCTCAACTTGCGAGAGTTCATCGGGTTACGAGGAATGAATGACATTGCATTTGAAGATTTGACTGAGGAATTTGGCAAATCTTATAAGTTGTTCTTGATTGGCAAAGGGTATAGTGCATCCAATACGAACCATAATCTTTGTTGGCTGCAACGCTTGGTTTATATCGCTGTTGACAGAGGTCTGCTGAAATTCAATCCATTGGAAGATGTCGGATATGAAAAGAAAGGCTCACCAAAGCGTAGACATATATTCAGAAATGACTTGCTGCTCATTATGGAGACTCCTATGGAGGATAAGGCTTTGGAGTTGGCACGAAGAATGTTTGTTTTCTCCAGCCTTACAGGTTTGGCTTATGTCGATTTACGTAACCTGTATCCACACCATATCGGGATGACGGCAGACGGTAGAAAATACATCCGTGAGAAAAGAGCAAAGACCAACAACGAAGCGTTCATTCCCTTGCATCCGATAGCTGAACAAATAATGTCGCTATACAATACAGCGGATGATAGCAAACCTGTTTTCCCTCTTTCTTCACGTGATTCCATGTGGTTTGAATTTCATTCACTCGGTGTGGCTTTGGGTATCAATGAGAACCTTACCGCACACGTTGCAAGACATACATTCGGAGTAAACATGGTTACTTCGGGCATATCAATGGAAAGCGTTGCCAAGATGATGGGACATTCCAATCTGCGAAGCACCCAAATCTATGCCGTTATCACCGATAACAAGATTTCCATAGATATGGACAAACTGATGCAACGCAGAAAAACAAAAGAAACTGACCAAAAGAGAAATAAGGAGGACGAAAAATGAACAGAGGAGTTATAACTACCAGCGAGAGCGGAACGGTATCCATGCCGACCGATACTGTATGGATGACCATGCAGGAGATTGCCGACATGTACAATGTGTTCGGCTGCTATGTGCGCAAGGCTGTCAAGGCTGTATTCAAGGACGGCATTCTGAAAGAGCAGGGTGTGCGTCGTCATTTCAGGAAGAACGACCGCATCAGCTATGATGTGTATAGCCTTGAACTCGTCATTGCGGTAGCCTTCCGTATTGACAGCATTGAGAGCAGAGCCTTTCGGGAGTTCATCATGCAGTCCGTCATCGGCAGGCAGACAAGCCGCACCAAACTGGTCTGTATCTTTACAGAGAACGCAATGGCATAGAACAGCCATATAAAGCAACGTTCCTTGGAGGCTTTGCGCCTCCAGCCACTTGGGCGAACCACCGCAGTGTTTTTCAGGTATTAGATTTGTTTTCAGACAGATTATGTACTACATAAGCCATTGTTAGTCAAATACTCATCGCACAACGCACTGGGTTAATAACCAATTAATGTTCTTTGACTCCTTATTACATTGACATGATTGCAAACGCACTCTGCTCTACTGAACAAGAATTTGATTTATTAAGCTGAAAAAATAAAATACAGAAGAACAAGAATAGCATTTTACGGAAAAAGGGCAACACCATGTCTTATTTTTTTGGTGTTGCCCATTAAGTATTATCTACATATTATTATGTTTCAAAAGCTCTACTATTTTGTAGCAACCCAACTACAAGACCCTCCATTAGAATCAGTGGTTGCAAAATATAAATTTGCAGTTAACCCAGAACCTGATGCTGCTAATTTTACGGTGATGTCGGTATTTTTAAAAAGTGTACCCGCTTTTATTTCTGAATTCCAATTGTTAAAAACGAAAGTCTTGCATGTATAAACAGGAGCTATAGCTGCATTAGTTCTGCAAGTAAATTTTACAGCTGTTTTATCTATTGTTGGCATAAAAGCATCCATTCCTTCTTCTGTTCCGTTTGTCGAAATTGCCCCATACTGGTTTCTTCCGTTATTTCCTGAACGCGTATGTGCTTGTTGGACTTGAAGAGATTGCCTATATTCCTTGTACTCTTCCTTTACGTTTGGTAAAGATATTTTCTTTCCCTGTAGTCGAGCTTCTTTTATAGCTCTATTTGAATTGTTTAAGTCTTCTAAGATACTAATGTACAAATCTGCATCTACTCCTATTTTTTGTGCTTCTTCCTTAGATATGTCAAGAGAATATAGGCTGTCTTTGATTGATACGTAATTTGAAAGAATAATTGCTGCAGCTCGTTTATTCTTTATATTATTAGGGATACTATTGATTTCATCTACAGGCAATGCTAATGCTTTGGCCTCTTCAATCTGCGAAGAATATGATTTTAACTTTACACTATTGTCGCCTTCATAATCATTTGAATCATCATTGGAGCATGAGATTAAACAAGAAGCCACTACAAGAGTGAAAACTTTAAGCAAAACGTCTTTTTTCATATACCCTCCTATCTTTTAGTTATTTTGTTTGCAAATATACAAGTTTTTCATTTGTAATGCAAATATTTTGAGGATTATTCTATTTTGCAGTTATACAAATGGAAAATACTTATACATGCTTGCCATCATCTTACAATCTCCTCTTGCCACAGAGTAACAATCGCAACAATACAAACTACAAGGCATACTGGAAACACTCGGTATAGCCAATAAAACGAGGCGACAACCTATAACAGCCACACTCGGTAAGTTATACGTTGTCGCCTTGTTCATTTCACACACTCATCAAGGACATTCTCCTACACACTCTTCATTATGTACGCTTCACGATAGTTAGCCATCAGAATCTTCTGAATGTCGGACTCGCGGTAGAGTATCTTTCCGCCAAGCTGGATATACGGGATGACACCGTTGTTTCGGTAGTCCTGCAGGGTTCTTCGGCTCAGTTGCAGCCTGGCACAAAGCTCCTTGTCCGTCATGAAGCGCTCACCGTCAAGCATGGGGCGGTAGTTCATCACGGCACGTTCAAAATTGTCAACCATTCGGTTGAGGTGGTTCACGATGTGGTTCATCCACTCGCTGTTTCTTGTCATTACTTCATTGCTCATAGTTGTCTCGTTTTATTGTTGATACTTACGTTAC